GTTAGATGTTTGGTCTGAATCCATAGAAGCTGTAAGAGATCCAATTGTTTCTCCACCAGCGCTTACTTGACTTGTAAATGCAATTGACCCATCATCTTCAATATTAATATTTCTAGCTAGTTTTGCGAGATTAAAATTCTTAGTTGGCATCTGCGTCCTCTTCATTATCATCTGGAATTTCACCTGATGACTTTTCTTGTGCTATCTGATCTTTCATCTCTTTCATTGCATCATCATCTAGTAAGAGAACATTTTTCATTACATACTCTTTAGAGAAGAACTCACCAACATACTGCTGCATTGTATCCAGAGTCTGTAACTTTTCTCTGAGTAGCTCTGCATCTCTTAATTCAGAGAAATGATTATCTCTAATATAATCAACTACAATGTCGTTCTTCCAATTGTCCCAGTCTTCTTCAGTGATAACTCCTTTAAGCATTAACTGCTTCTTAAGAATACCTAAGAATAAGCTTGAAAACTTATTACGTAACCTGTCGATAAACTTCTGAAACTTAAGCTCATCTCTATTTATCTCAGAAGCTCTACCTAGTAATCCAGCTGCTTGGTCTTGTTCCAGCCGAGAAACGGGAACATTGAGAGCTTTATACATCTTTTTCTGGAAGTATAAAATATCATCGATTTGACCTAGATTCTCTCCACCAGGTAGAGTAGTAATCTCTGTACCTCTACCACCCTCTCTACGAGGTAACCAGAAGTCTTCGAGCATAGACATATGCTTTCGATCATCTCTAATCTTACCTGAATCAGCATCATACACAAGTTTATTACGGTAACGAGCCATAATATCTTTCATATATGTTTCTGCTTTACCTCTAGGTAAGTTACCTACATCAATATAAAAGATTCTACGCTCTGGCGCTCTAGCTAGTCTGTAGATAACTAACGAGTCTTCCATCATACGCAATTGGTTAATTGGCTTTAAAGCTTTATGAAGATGCGATACAATTCTTTTGCGATCAATATCAAGTAAACCGGAAGTGACATAAGACACTGCATCGTTTGATAGCTTTACGCCTTGATTTGTACCGCCCGGTTTTTCCTGGTAGATATAAAATTCATTTACACTCTCTACTAGAGACGCTCCAGTAGCTTCATCTTTCTTTTTCTTTACTTCTTTTACTTTACGAATTTTAGCCGCGTCGATAGGTCTAATCTCTTGAATACCAGCTTTAGGTTGAGATTCATTAATAACAAGGTGGTGATACACTCTACCATCAATATACCATCTTCTAAAGATATCATGTCCTAACTCTTTAAAGTTAAGCATAGAGCAAACATCTTCAAACTCTGTAGTAATAACTTTCTTAAGTTGATCACTGAGTCCTTCTACATGATCTAAAATAAGAGTAACAGGTAATTCATTCTCACCTGATACAATAGATTCGTTCACAATATCATCGATAGCTGCATCTACTTCTGGGTGATAAGATACAGCTCGGTATTGCTTAATATTCTGAATATTGTCCTTTGCATGCTCTCCACCGTCTACATTTACATATGTACCATAATGTGAACCAGCGGCTGTCACATAACCAGCGCCATCTTCATCAACTGGAGGAACAATAGAACGAAGTTTATCATCAGACTTATCCTTAGCCCGCTTGATTTCAAATCCAAAAAGTCTTATACTATCATCAGCCATTTTCGTTCCTAAAATTAGTTTTAGAGGGACCGTTAAGTCCCTCTATCTATTTATAACGTATTAAGAAGTAGTTGCTGCTTCCCAATACTGAACCTGGAATTCAACAGTAAACCGTTCAATTTCATTCTCTGAAGCATAGCTCAGATCAATTGGAGACAAACCTGTGGGGAAGCATCCTCTGAAATTGTAAGTTTTTGATGTTGATCCATCCTTGTCTAGTTGCTCAACAACAAGGTCAGCTTCATAGTCTACAGGGTTAGTTAGACCTGTGTTTGCACTATGAGCATTCATTCCGTTCATCCAACGTTCCATTGCATCACGGACGTTAAAATCTGTGTCGTTAATAATAGTTGGGGTCCATACATCAAATGTACGATCACCAGCCATCTTTAATTGACGACCACGGAAAGGAACAATAATTGTACCTACTGTTGATGCAGGCAACTGAGCTGCCTCGCACAAGAACGATGTAAGCTCTACATCACCTCCAGCATAACCTGGAAAGTTAATAGTAGCTTTGAAGAGATTTGGTCTTGCTCCACCGCCACGTAACTTGGCTTTAAAATCATCTACGCCTAGTACTGCCATTTTTTATCTCCTTATACCTGTAATCCGGCTACTTCTTCGAAGTCAACACCAGATCTAACAGCTACAAAGTTAAGAGTAATGTAGTTAATAGAGCGTGCAGGCTTAATGAAGATATTCGCAATGAATTCATTTCTATCCACCACAGCAGCAGTGTTGTTTGTACCGTCACATACAACTCTGAAATCTGTGATACCTCTTCTTCCTTTGACTTCTCTTAGGAATGGCTCTACAATATTTACAAACTCAGCTCTTGTGAACTCATCGTTGAATTCAAAGATTGTGTTTCTTGCAGCAATAGCGATTGCTCTTTCAATAGTGTTAAACAATCTACGTACATTAATTCTGTCGAATGCAGAAGGTCTTGACATATTTGTTTTATCACCATAAAGCAATACGCCCTGACCAGGCAAATTAGCAATTGGGTTAATATTTGCTTTATATAGAGCATCTCTTTCAAGTTTTGAAGGGCTATATGAAAGAGCAGTTACACCTAGATAAGCACCTCTACGAGAACCTGCTGGTGAGAACCATGGACCTGCTTCTCTATCAGAAGCTGCCATGATACCTGCAGTTGAAGAAGCCGCTGGAATCTGGATATACTTATCGTTGTATTTGTCATACACTTTCAAGTAGTTGTTATCAATAAACAAATATGAAGTGCTTACGAATGTAGCAGCAGTTGTGATAGCATCAGCATTAGGAGTTGCCGCGCCTACGATATCTGATCTTGCAGGTGAGCTTACTACTACGCAGTCTTTACGCTCTGTACCAGCAGTTGCTACAAGGTCGTTAACTACAGTTGTTTGAGCTGATCTGCTAGCCATACCTGGTGCAATCAAAAAGTCGACTTGAACTGTATCTTTATCTTCAAAGAGATCAAAACCAGTCGCGACTTCAGCTGTACCTAATGCAGCGCTATTAACACCGTTATCTAGAGATAGATTATCAGAAGAATCTGTAATTGCATTCATCCAGATATACTCTGAACGTCTGTTAATTACGTTTTTCATATAATTAGTTGAACCGTCATCATTAAGAGCAGCTGCTAATTCTGATACAAATGGGAATGTTTCTAGTACTGTACCTGCAGTTCCAGAGATATCACCGTCTTCATCTACAACTGCGATATGCTGTTCGTTAGCTACAGGAGCAGCATCGAACTTGCTAGCATATGCCCATCCACTCCATGTGGCTGGTCCAGCAGCAGATACCTTAAGTGAATTACCTAAAGCACCAGGATACTTAGCATGTACTTTACCAGTCCATGTGCCGTTGTCCCATGTATCATGATTTTTAATTAGTGCAGCTGTGCCTGATGCATCAGTTGCGTTCCGTGCAGCAGAAGAGACAGCTCTCACTACCTGCATGGAATTAGAATATTTTAGAAAGTATGCAGCAGAATGAAAATCTACTGAATGTGTGTCGTCTGGGTTTCCAAACTGTTCGGCTAGCCCTGCTTCATTTGTTACAAGCGTGGCTTTCTCAGCTGGACCCCAGCGAAAGTTACCTACAAACGCGCCAGTTGAAGATTGAACATTAGGCACTCCGCCTGTCAGATCAACTTCTTTGACTACGATTGCCGGCGACTCCGAAGGAGTAAATAATGCCATTGTTCGTTCCTTTTCCAGTAATCGAATTATATGTTTTCATAATACGGAATTCAATTACCGTTATTTATCATTTTTATTATTTAGTAAAAGTTATCGTTAAAATTGTGTTCAATTGCCCATGGCTCTCTAGGATCTACAGTTCTTTCTACTTCTTCTAGTCCGTCATCAACAAATCCAAATGGAACCATGTCATTATCAATCTCTTGCATTCTATTTTTATACATCATTTCTTTTAGATTAATATCAGTAATTTCACCAAACTGGCTTGAAAGAGAGAAATATCCAAACATTACAAGATTCATCATTAGATCATCATGATTACCGTCAGATGCCTCGTATGATTGACCTCTAGCAATAAAGGTCGATATTTCTAAAATAGTATTTTCATCTACTATATCCAGCTTTTGTGTTTCTAATATATCCTTTATAGTAGAGCATCCTAGTCTTTTAACTTTTCTATTCATTTCAATACCTAGAGCATTTGCCTTAACAGCAGACTCTACGTGCATATTTTCATATTCAAAGTCATAATATAATCCGTTACAAACTACTGCCCCTTGATCATTAGCTTCAATGACGACATAAGCATCATTGTAGACTTTAGCATATTTATAAATAATATTTGGGAAGAGAATAGGCGAGATAGTATTATTGCGATAAACAGCAACCTGTTTAAAAGGTCTTGTGCTAATATCGATCACATTAAATGTAGAATAGTCCTGTCCTCTTCCTTTTGATACATCTACAGTCATAATATAATCATGACCTTTCTGAGTCTCCTCATAGATATAAACACTGTTTCCTTCTAGCATAGCCTTAGGAGACGACGCTCTCAGTGCCATTAAGGTTTCCGCGTTAACCAGAGTATCTCCTGTCCCAAAGAAAGTATTACCGAATTCCTGATCAAACTGTAACTGCGAAGTGTTAGCAATAGTCTGTAACTTCCACGCTTCGTCTCGACCTGGTACGTCCCACCAATCTACCCTGAACGGTGCATATTCATTTACGCCTTGAATAGCCCCTGTCCATATCTTTTCGAATATATTACCGATACCATTAGCAGTAGAAGTAATAATAACCTTTGTATCTTTACCGGAAGAAATAACAGGATATGTTGAGGTATAAAACTCGGCTGCTCTTTCAACAAATGCAAACTCATCAAGGTATAATAAGTTAACTGACATACCACGAATAGACGATCCGGACGTGGCAGCTGCAATAACTCTACTATTATTTGAAAACTCTATAGATCTTTTATTAAGAGCTCTACAACCTGGTTGTAAAAAGAAAGGAAGATTCTCTAGCATAAGAGTAATACGTGCTAACATCTCACCGGCAGTTGCGCCTTTATTTGCAAGAATCGCAACAGTTTTTTCTGGGTTAAATAGTACGTACCATAGGAGATATGCAACTGAAGATATAGATTTACCTGATTGGCGGCACGCTAATACTATATTAAATCTATTGTCATTAAATTTCTTAAACATTTTTTCTTGATATGGATAAAGTTCAAATGGAACTAATCCTTTGTCAAGCGATATGATTTTACAATATGTTGAAGCAAAGTAGCCAGGGTCTTTCATACACTTAGCATATTCAGCTACTTCAGCTGTTGTCCAATTATGGCTAATACCATCTCTTTTTACATTGATATTACCATTATAAGAGTCAGTCATCCTTCTTGTAATCACTAATGTCAACTATATTTTCCTCATCATCTTGTTGCCGCAACATTCGTTGCAGTTCACTTGTAGAACCAATAAACACATTATTGGTAGTTTGACCTGGTAATTCCTTTACCTCATCAGTTTTATCGAAGTCTTTTTTCTTCTTATGAAGATCCATAAGTGATCCATTAATATCACCAACATTTTTCATCATATTAGAAAGAACCTCAAAAGCTCTAGGATGTTCGGTAGCTCGTGCTACTTCCATCATATCGTCTAGAGCTTCAGAACCTTTATTTAAAAGATCGTGATATATTCTTCTTGAGTATTCAAAGTCATTTTCTGCATTATCTTGTGTCATATCATTACACTATATTAATAATTCCATTCATGGCTGGGTGACTCGTACACTGGTATTTTAATCTCTGAGGGGTATCCATAGAAGGAATAACAGATACAATTCCAGTAGAGTTTGAGTCGCGATTATTAAATACTCCTATTTCATATGCATTACCGTCAGAATCTTGTATCTCTAAAGGATGTCCTCCGCTCTGATTAACAAACCTGTAAGCCTCACCTCGTCTTAGGTATAAGGTAGGATCAAAGGCAGCAGTTGGAAAAAACCTGTTATTTGAATCAGTAAAGATATATGAATTCTGGTCGTCTGCATTTAAATAAAAAGTATAGGATAAAGCGTATTGATTCATATCTAAATCATTAGCTAGCGCAGGGTTAAGGTCATTAGCTAGCGCGCTAGCTGTTGATCTTGCTTGCACATAATCTGAGTCTATTAATGCTATAGCTTCTGCAGAATCTAATGAGACTGTAGGAATTAAAGAAAGAACATCGCTAGAATCTATACCTACAAATTGGCGCGCTTGAATAAAATCAGAATCAATTGTATTAAATTTATTGTCTATTAATAATTCGGTATCAGCTTGAAAATCATCTGCAAATACGTATTTTCTTTGCTTTAAAAATACGTAATCTGAATCAATTGTACCAATTACGTCACCCTGATAGTATGTAGTAAACTCAGGCGCTCTTAAGGCAACAAATGCTGAATCTACATACGCTGCAATAAAATCAGCATCTACATGAGAATCAATGATACCCATAGTATCAGCAGAATCATATTTTGTATATCCTTCCCCTGCAATAAGAGAAGATGTAGCAGCTGAATCTAAAGCAAAGCTATTAATGTAGTTGCTATCAATAAGATTAACTATCTCTGATGAATCCAAAAGAAGTTGAAATGCTTCTGCAGAGTCAAGAGCTACTGTTCGAGCAATAGAAGCAACTCCAGCAGAATCAATAATCCTACTATCTAGTTCACTAAAGTTGGTATCCATCTCTGTGTGAGTAAGAGCTGAACCTTTTGTGGTTCTTAATGTAATTGCCATGTTATCCCTCGATGCTAAAATAATCGGTTACTACATAACCGTTAAGTACATAAGATCTGTTATCTTTTTCT